AATTAGCTTCCATTTGATTGGGCTAGAGTTATTTAGATCTCTTCCTGCGGCTCCTATCAACCTATCCATTTTGTCAAAAACGGGAAAAACATATCGATCTTTAAGTTTTCCCGCTGTCATTATTCCGCTTTCAAAAAACTTTAAAGTATCGGAACGGACACCTCGTTCGTTCCAATATTTATAATCAGGAATAATCTGATTTAAATTTTTTCTATCGAACGTCTGTCGTGATTTAAGCTTTTGTTTTTCAACTTTTACGTTCTCGTAGTTAAATTTATTTTTTATGAAGTCTTTAGCTTCATTTATATCCTTTAAATTTAAAGTTATTTTTACAAGCTCTTCTAAATTGCCGTATTTACTGGTTTTAAAATCAAACCAAACGCCACTACTTTTTTTAATACATAGGACGTTAGGGTTATCTGAATCCCTATATAAAGGTTTAGTGCGGTATTCATTTCCGCAATCTCTCAATGTGTAGCCTATTTCCGTAAGGATATCTTTTATATCATCGCTCACAATAAAAAGTCCTCTTGCTCCCCATTATCTCTCTGAACGTTAAAAGACTGCTCTTGATGAGCTATGACGGCCTCTAAAGATCCCTCTTCGCTAACTTTAAAGTTTTCTACCCTAAAGTTTAAAAAATTATTTATAAGCTTTTCACTTTCAACTTCTCTTCCGTTGACAGTTTCTACTACTCTTCTTCTTATTAAATCTTGATGTCCCGCTGCGTCACGCCCTTGGAATCGAGTTTTAAGTGGGATAAGCTTATGGGTTCCAAATCTTTCACCGTCTAAAGCTATTTCATCAGTAGTTTTGCGTCTAAAGATAGCTACGAAAGTAGCGAACCATTGAAGCCTATCTGAGAGTGAGATAGCGGAGCTATCATCGACCAAGCTTCCAGAACTCCTGTTATGAGTTTCTCCTGAACGGTTCATCTGCATCGCAGTAATTAAAGGAGCTTTTATTTCTTCAGCTACTCTTTTTAGTTTGTCTATCTTTTCGCCAATAGCTTGATGCTCTGCCCAATTTTGATTCACCTTTTCTCCGGTGAGCTTAACGTAATCGTAAGCTATAACGCAGCGGTTCCCTCGTCCCACATGTTTCATGTGCCATCTCCTTATTAAAGCACAAACTTCATCAACGTTTTTATTTCTAACATGGTAATGAAAATACTGATGCTTTTTAACATCTTTGAAGTATTGCCTGACCTTCTTGGTCATCTCTTCATTATTCCTCCATTTACCTGTCTCTAAGTACCATAAAGGAACTCCCGTATTAGCTGCAGCCATGCGGAATTGTATCTCCTCAGTGGTCATTTCGGTATCAAGAACTAGAACAGGAACATTGTTTTTTATGGCCGCACCTAAACACAAATCGTTAATAAAGGTGGTCTTGCCTTGGGCGGGCCGAGATACTATGGCATAAACATTACCGTCCCGAAGCCCTCCAAAAAGGCGATTAAATTCGCTATAAGTAGTGGCAAGTCCAGTATCTTCTTGAGGATTATTTCCTCTTTCCTCTACTTTAAATTCTAAATCGTCAAAAACATTTTCAGGGTTATCTTCAAAAGTATAACTTGAAACCTTTTCGCTATAAATAGAATCACATTTAGAAATTATTTCCTCTAGGGTTTCGTTAGAGGAGGACTTAGTGTGGCTCTTTATCTGCTCCGCAGTCTCGTTAAGTTCCCTCCTTACTCTAACTTTAACTAATTCCTTACATGCCTCAAGAACCGCTCCCCTGTTAATCGGCGTATAGCATAATGAATTTATGTATTCAAAAATCTCTATATCATCCTTCGAAGCGATCCCAAGATTGGTGATCTTATTTGCTATTAAAACCTTGTCTACCTTCTCATTAGCAAGAACGGCATCTCTTATGACGCAGAATATAGTTTGATGTACGTCATGATAAAAGTCTCCTGCGCTTATAAAAGAATCAATCTCTGATATAACGTCGGGATGCCTCAGGAGTCCGGAGAGGACATGCCTCTCCACCTGATTAGAAAATATGGGCATTTATCTATTTATAAAAACGGTCTACTTTAAAGAAATAATCGAATAGATTATCTGGAGCTTGCAACCCTCCAATCGCTGTGTATACAGCCAAGCCCTTCTTAGCGCCAGCATAAATTCCACGATGAACCGTAGAGTTGGAGCCCATCATACGACTAAGTTGCTCGAAGCCATGCTCGAGGCTAGATTGAGGAATATTATCAAGAGCCTCTTTGTCTCCTATAATAACACATGCGGCTACGTTTCCTGTAGCTGCATCTACTCCAGCGAGAATATTTTTTCTCAAATTGTCTCTAACCGCGTAGGAAATTCCCGTGTCGGTAGTATCTTTTATCGGCGTAGCGCCAAACATAATTATGCCTGATGAGAAAATAGTATCTAAATCGGCTTTATCAAAAGTTGTATAGGCTGACTCCTTCGCTGATATCTTGTTAAAAAGATGAAAGATAGAGCATATACTGTTATTAGCCGTACTCCAAAATTGGTTGACACTTAACTTTGGATATAACTGTTTAATTTTTTCGTTATCTAAAATAACTAACGGAGATACTACTCCAGCTTTTTGCAGGTCTAAAACTTTGCTTACGGTTTTCTTTGAGTTGTCTTGAACCTTAACTCCTTCTCCGCGAGTAGGTAGTGCAAGGATACAACCTACTTTTGCGTCAGTATCTTTAGTTTCTTTGCCTAAAGATTGATTAAGGTCGTGGCTAATTTCTAAGACACGCGCCACTCCTCCCGCTCCTGTGCCACCACCGGCGCCAGCGCACACCAAAACCCTTTCATATCCAGTGCCAAAAGTTTTCTTTAAGAAATCTAAAATGTCTTCGTAACGAGTCCTAAAAACCTCATCAGCCGCGTCAGGATTTTTACCCGCGCCTCCATCACCTATCAAAAGTTTGTTTTCTTCAGGAATTTTTATTAAAGATAAATCTTGTTGAGCGGTGTTTATTACGCCTACTCGACGATAACCTAAATTCCAGAATGATTCAGCTAAACGAGAGCCTCCTTGACCTACTCCTACTATAGCAAAATTAAAAGCAGCGTCATCAAATTCGTCTTTAACTCCATCCTCAATTGGCTCGTCATCTGGCAGAGGGATATCTGGCAAATCAATTCCTAAATCTTCTACTGCGGCGGAAGGCTGAGCCTCCTCTGTGGGGGTAGGTGCAGATTGTTCTGCTGGTGCTGCGTCTGGAGCTTCTCCAGCAGTAAGGGAAGGAGGTGTTCCTTCTTCGGGGTAATAATCGTTTATATTTGTATCACTCATCTTCTTCAAAGCCTTCCTCTTCTTCTGACGAAAAAGCCTGATTTAAATTTTTAGAAAAACTGTCTGAATTCATATTTTCCATTGCGTCTGACCAATGACTTACTAAGTACTGCAAAGACATTGCATTACGTTCGTCTTCAGCTTTAGAGTAAACTTGGGGATTTCCTTCCTCATCAAAATTAAAAAGCATAAAACCTCCACATGACCACTCACTCAGCTGGTCTAAGATATTATCTGGTATTCTATTGGTCTCTTTTATAATCATATTATTTATTACACTATTTTATATAGATACTTCGAATTTATCGAAAATGTACTTTTTAGACAAAGAGGCTAAATCAGCGTCAAATATCTCTAAAATTTTAAAATTATTATTCTCTAGCCACACTATTTTATCGTGATCTCGAGTAATAGACTTGAGATAATTGGCTCTGGAATTGTTATGAAAAAATTTGTTAAATTGTTCGTGTTGGGCTCCTTGAACTTCAACAGCTATTCTTTTAGTCATGTTAATCAAGTCTACCTTCATGCGGGTTCCATAAACTGGAAACTCTTCATAACAAATTTGCCCATACCAAAACTTTTTAAAAAATTGCTTCACTTCGTATTGGAAATTAGATCGACACTCTCCATCCCACTTTATCCTATATTTCGTGACGCTCTTATTTATTAATTTTCCTTTTATGTCGTAAAGCTTCACTTTTGAATACCTTCAAGAGCATTTTTTAATTTATTAAAAAGATATTTACAGATCTCCTCTTCTCTCTCTAG